ACCGAAGAGGTCACCGTGGTCGTCAGCAAGTTAGCCGGACCGCCCGCCTCGGGGGTGTAGGTGACGGTCGCCGCGAAGGTCGTGCCGCGCTTAAAAGTGACAGAGGTCGAGCAGGTCATGGCGTTTACTTATGCAGGGTTTGGAAGGGGGGTCAGATAGTAATCGACTCGGTCGGGTTCGCCCCGCCTGACCACTTGGTCGACCCAGTATAGTTGCCTTCCCAGTCGAGCTGCTGAGGCTCAAAGTCTGGAGCCGCAAACCAAGTCGGAGGGACAAACTCGTCAGTGTCCTCCCAGCGATAAGGCCCACCATAGAAGATGTTAAAGGGGATAGTGATTGGACCGGCTAGGTGCTGAGTAACGTACCAAGAGGTTGTGGCGTTATTCCAGGCGATAGTCGCAATCCTTAGACGCTGGCAATTATACTGCTGTACCTTTTCGACCTGATCAATCTCGAGGTTACCGTTAATCTCAAAGGGGTCTTCTGGGATGGCGATTGAGACAGGGACGTATTGAAATGTGCTAACCCAAGTTTGCTTGTCGCAGCCAGACTCGTCAAAGCCAGGGGTGGTCTTAGTGTACGCATCACCGCCGACTTCCATCAGCGCCGCGTAAGGGACGCCAGCCGAGAGCGTACCGCTTGCGATGTTGTAGTGATTAAGGATGACGCTGAAAACGTACTCCTTGGTCGTGGCCGGGGCTTCGGGAGGGACAAGGGTGAAGGTCGCCCCATCGTCGATGAGGTCCGTGTTTGGTGCGGTGGCAGCCGTCTTGGAGCCAGTCGGGTAGACCGCCATGCCGACTAAGTTATACTCGCGTAGGCAACTGAGATAGGAGTTGTTCGCCGTGCGACAAATGACCCGCATCTTTGAGAACAGGAACTTATTGTCGGTATCAACGATAACATCCCCGTCCCCGTCTGGGGTTTTGTCGGGCGGTGTGTTTACCATGTTCGACCACACCGGGTCTATGTCTAACGTGATCCCGTGGTTAGACGACTTAAAGTTAAACCCTACTCCTGGTTGGATGCTCATGGGCCGACAGCGATATTGCTATAGACTCGGGCAGACCATCCCGTCTTTGAGTAACGGATTTCGTAATTGATTTTGTAGAGGGAGCCAAACTCTTCAACGTTAACTTGAGACAGGAGGTTGACGTGGCCTACGCCAACTACAGTTCCAATTGGAGCCCACGCTGGTAGCAGTGGGAAAACGCCCCACGTTGCCGTCGATGATGCTGAATTAAGAAGAGCCAGCATCGCCTGAACGTTACCAATCACTGAACTATACATAACGCCAGAATAGGTCGTAGTCGTAGCAAGGTAGTTGGTCTTGCCGTAAAGGCTAGGAGTTGCAGGGTCAACAAAGCCAATGAAACGCCCGCCGTTCTGAGACTCAAAGCAAGCGCCGTTAGCACCGATATAAGACTGCTGTGGTTTTGTTGGCGTGGTCTTAGAGTTAACGATTGGACCAAGCGCGCTGAGGGTGTAAGGCCCCGGCCCTGCAAGTGTGCCCGTAAAGCCAGTCGCTGCGGGATTTGTAAAGAAGTTAGGGTGCGAGGTAAGGGGCTCGCTGGTCAGGCCGTTAGCACCAGAGATGTTTGGCGTAGTAAAGGTTGCTGCTGGTCCTTCGCCCGCCCCCGGGTCGATACCGACGTAGTCCACCGTGATCGTGCAAACGTCTAGTGAGTCCCAGCTAATGCGCCACTTGTCGAGTTTAAGGTAGCTATAAGCAGGGTCTGGGTGGGCGGTCCCCTTGACTAGGAACGTGTCGATTTCTGTAGTCGTGTCGCCCTTGTAGACGCTGACAGAAGTGTTAAGGCCGAAGCCGTCAGCGACGACTGTCCAGCCGGATTGGAGAACGGGATTAACAAGGTCGTTTCCGACAATTACGATAGCCATTGGTAAAGATTATTTGCGCCCTCTTAGAGCGGGTGTGTTAGTTGCAGGGGTTTTAGTAAAGTCTATAGGGACACCGCCGCCAGGTTGCTTGTTATTTAAGGACTCAAGCAAGGCGGTCTGCTTGCGGGCTTCCTCCAGCTGCATGGTCATGGCCTCGATGACAGGGTTAGCGCCGACGCCGACGATATTGCCGAAGCCTTCGGGGGTTCTAAACGATGTCGGGCCTGTGGGGGCTGTGTCCACAGCAGGGTTGTTTTTAATGTCCTCATCAATCAAAGATTGGACAACGTCTTGTGTTAGTTTTCTTTTTGCTAACTGATCAGCAATTAAAGCATCGCGGATAAAATCTTTTCGCTTCATGCCGCCAGCACCTTCGGCAACTTGCTCCATAATTAATGCTTGTCCTCTTGGGTCGTTTTGTAAGAACTCTTTTGTAACGTTTTCGCGTTGAAGTCTTGCTTGTTCAATCTGTTCCTGTGTCAACTTTTCGTTCTCACGTTTTTTTGTGTAGAAACGGTCTTGGGCTGACATTAACTCGTTCGTGTCATCAATGGCAGCTCGGTTGGCTTCTTGGTTTTTTCTTTGGTTTTCTGCAATGGCCTTACCGATAAAGGCTAACACTCCCGACAGGATAGCCATCGGGCCAAGGAACGACAGGAAGATGTCTTTAAATGAGCTGCTAAACTTCTTGCCGATGCCTTCGACCTGTTTATCAAACCCAACGACTGCGGCCTTAGCCTTGTCCATCGCCTGAGGGATTTCAGAGGTAGCCTTAATGTTTACTTCTAGGGTTTGGGCCATGTTAGTCGGTCTTCTCCTCTGTAGGTTTGGAAGCCGCCGCGGTCCGTTTAGCCTCCATAAAGGCCTCCTCCTCGGGAGTCATTATCTTTACCTCTGCCCCCTTGCGTAAGGCCAGAGCGGTATTCAGCCAAATGGCCTGACACTCCGGCATCTCCCAAGCGCGCTGCTCTGGGATGCCCGACGCGATCAGGTTGGCAACGATAGCCAGGGGCCACGGCAAACCGTTGTCGCCCCCGCTCTTGCTCTTGTCCTGCTCCCAAAACTTAGGCCAGTCTTGGATAAGGATGTAGCCGGCAAAGGCGTTAAGTAGTTGCTCAAACTTAGCCGGGTTATGGTTGAGCGTTGAGATGCGGATTTTGTCCCGCCAACCAATCTCCCCCAAAGGTTCCTCGGCGCACACCTTGCAGGCGAAGATAAGGTCGGCGGGAGTGATGCCGCGGTCGCCCGTGATCAGAGGGGAGTTGAAGGCCAGCAGTCGCACGCGGTACTTGAGGCACCAAGGGTACATAGAACGACCCAGCAACTTAAAGGGAGCCGGGTCGATGTAGGCGTTTAGGAAGCGAGGGTCCACGCCGTGACTATGCCCCTACTCGGGGCTGGGTCAATTAAGGAGGAGGAGGAGAAGGGTCAACGCCTTCGTAACTGACTGCCGTAACCGAGACCGAAGTAAAGTCCTTGTTAGTGCCCTTCTGAGAAATGGCGGTGATGTTCCCTTCAAACGCTGTAGAGGCAGCACCAGCAGGGTAAGCGGTATCGACGTTAAGCGTAAACGAAAGAACGGCTCCGAGGACAGGCATACCTGTCGTGATGCAGATGCCGTCAAAAGTCATCTCTGTTTTACGGTCGTCGTACCGGGCCGTTACAGTCAGGCCAGCCTCGTCAGCCACTAAGCCAGATAGGTTAAAAGTTGAGTTAACCGAATAGGACTGCACGAAAAGTTCGCCAAATTGGACGTCATCAATTCCAAACTTGCAAACGGTTCCAGAATTTACAGCGGCACACATATATCAATGTGAGTTTTGGAAGATTACGGGGCCAGACAGGACATCACGCTAAAGGCAAAGGAGGTCGCCCAGCTGCGCTCGTCAATCCCCTCGTCCTCGGAAACAATGCTAACGTCGTAGCAAGTCGCGTCCCCGCCAGAGACAAANGCGGCCTTAATGCTGACTAGGTCACGCATATTNCCGACCAGGGCGGCACACCGGGTGCGGTGATCGGCTAGGGTCGTGTCGTCGGCGTTNGAGAACAGGGTGATGCGGACCGAGCANTCGTAGTTCCCCTCGCCGTCTGGGAGGCTGGCAGGGGGTCGGGCAGAGTCGCAAAGGACGACGGCCTTGGGCAGGGTCTGGGTCGCGGCGTTGTCTCCCGTGAGGAAGGACACCGTGGTAAGCCCAGTCTGGGTCGAGAGGTAGGTCGCGAGCGTAGACTCGACGATGTGACGGATGGAGGCGGGCATGGGTTATTTGCGGTTAAACTTGGCGGTGTCCTTGTCGATGAGGTTGCGGATTTTAGCGGGCATTTGCTTGATGCGGTTGGCGTAGACTAGGCCGAGGACGCCCGCTTGGTCGGCGATGCCGAAGATGTTGCCAGAGAGGTTGCGGATAGTGACGTCGGCTAACTTGTCAGAGAATTGGGTGACGCTCTGCCCGGCAACGGAACTGTGCTTGGTAATCCAGCCGGCGCCGCGGAGGGCAGCACCCGCGTTCTTCTCGACGCCGTTAATGACCGGGCGGGGTAGGGACATCAGGGCTTTATACCAGCCCGACTTGATGGCACCGACGCTGTCCTGGCGTTGGGCGATAAAGGTTTCAAAGTCGGCCTTACGCTCGACGACCCGCTTGTCAAAGGAGCGGATACCGCTCACGTTGCGACCGTTCTTCCAGAGTCGCCCGTTGTTGCGCTGATAGACAGGCCGAAAGACTCCGTCGATGGCAGCCGTCCCTTCAAGGGGAGCCCCGTCCGAGCTGAGAGACTGAGAGGCCACGCGGTTGCCGATGCGGTTAAAATAGTTCTTAGCCCGATTGAAACCCTCGGTCGTCCCGAACCCCTTGTACTGAGGGGAGAGCATACGAGCCACAAATGAGTTTGCGGCGATGATAGACGACTGGGTCGAGGCCACCTTCCAAAACAGTCCCTGGTTGTTATTGAGGGCTAAGGAGCCGAGGCGTTTAATGACGCGGGTCGCTTGGGTGCCGGCACTGCCACCTGTTAGCGGGACGACCACCTTGCCCACGTCTCGGTCAACGGCTTTCTCCCCGGCCTTCTTGGCAGAGTTAGACAGACCACCCCCACCGCCCTTGGTCAGGGGAGGGGTAAAGTTGGCGGCGTCCTGACAGGCTAAGGCGGCTTGCTCGAGCGTCGCGTCTCGGATGGTCTGCTTACTCGCCGCGGCAAACTTCTGGATGGCGTCCACGAAGGCTGCTTGACTGGCGGGCGTGAGCGTGACCTTGACCACGGCGCTTACTGGTTGTCGTCGATGACGAGGAGCGTGATCCAAGCCGACGCGGGCTTGTGAGTCTGGGTCGTGATGCGGACGTTAAGGCCGCCGGCGACGATTTTCTTCCCTTGGGCTAGGGAGGCGATGGGGACACCAGCCGAGAGCAGGGCCGCCGATGACCCATTAGACCCGTCTGGGAGGCTCCAGGCGGCTGTTACAGCGGGTACCCTTACCGTGTACTGGGTCTTCTCTACATACCCCCCCGCCTCGAGGACGGTCTGGACGGCAGGGTCGGAGATGAGGCATTGAAAGGTAATAGCCCCAGAGTTGGCAGAACCAGCCACGCCGAAGTCGGCGACCATCTCCTTGGCGTCATTAAGAAACTCAGTCCCGTATAGGCTCATACTGTTGCGACAGTTGGCAATAGGGTAAAACAAAAGACCCCCAAGGGGTTAGCCAAGGGGGTCTCGTTTATGCGGCTAGAGCCGCGTCGCTTACGCGCTGCAGAGGCGGCGAAGGCTCGTCGAACGACCGACAGCCGTGCCGAAGAGCAAGGTCGCGGTGACGTTGAGGAAACCAGACTGCTCCTGAATGATCATGACCTGGACCGAGAGACCCGTTGCTGGGTCGGTAGCCTGAGACACGTCGGCACCGGGGATTTCGTTGAAGGGCAGGGCGGTCGCAACAGCGATAGCGTCGGCACCGCAGAGGAAGCCAGCGAGGCCTTCAGAGTTGGCAGCGAGGTTGCTGAACTGGTAGACCTGAGCGCCGGCAATCGTACCGAGGGAGCCGGAGGAGATGACGTTAGCACCGAGCTGGAAGGCGGCGATGATGGTCGCGTCGCTACGGAGGTCGGAGATGTAGGTGTTACCGAGAACGAGGGCGCGCTTGTCAGGAGCCTTGGCGTCGTCGAGAAGTTTCTGTTCATCGACCACTTCAGCGTAGGACAAAGCGGCACCAGTGACGGTACCCGAAGCGTAGTTGGCAACGGTGATGAGGCTGTTGATTTCGTTCATGCACTTCTGGGAGAGGGCGATAGCAGCCGTCTCGACGAAGTTGTTGGCGAAGAAGCCCACGCCGTACTCGCGGATGTCCAGAGGCGAGAAGCGGCTGGA